ATTTAAAGTTGTTGTAACTGCCCCTGATGCTTCACCACTCCAAGAACCCAATCCCCAACCAAAACCTGCCAACTGTTCTGCAGGTCCAACAGAATAGTACGCTTGTGATCTTATTCCTCCAGAAGTTGTGGCTCCTGATCCAGTCTCTGCTGATGACATGGTAATAGTAATAGTAAGTGCTGTAGGTACGGAAGTAACCATAAATTTTTTATCATCAAAATCTGAGGATGTAAAATTAGAATTTGTAATCGTAGAAAAATTATCAAAAAGCACAATATCATTTGCAAGTAAACCATGAGGACTTGAATAAGTAACTGTTACAGTTGTTGATCCATTGGTAGTTGTAAAAGCGTTAGTTAACGTTTGAGTATCTCTAATAGGATGTATGTCATAGAATACACCACCTGTGTAAGCGTATAAAATTCTGTTTGTTCCTATAATTGAATATTTAATACCTTCCTTATTAACTAAATGAAATAAGGCTCTAGCTGCGCCGGTTAGTTTATTATCACCTAATTGTCTCCAACCCCCTATTTTTTCAGGTGTACCATATCTAAACCTTACGTTATCACCATCAACCCATTGACCTTCAGCTGTGGTTTCTGTAATTTGTTTGTTAAATCCTGGTTGAAATCCTATTTTTTGTAGCATAAGTGCCTATATTACATATTTTTTTCTTGATTTAAATAAAAATTATCCCAAGATTTCTTCTCATAACAATTAAAAGCCATAGTAATTCTAGTTTTTTTTAAATTAGAAGACACTACTTGATGCAATAAAAGTGGATC